CAAGCTGTAACTATTGTACTGATTAAATACGTCTGATGTGGCATTGCAGTGTTTCGGCACTTTGCAGAGCCCGTGGACATTACAGTCAATGGTAATGCGGTGAGTCTAATTAATTCGGAGTCGCATGCTTGCACTCGCTAATGTCGTCATCCGGATAACGGAGCATAAAGTTGTTCTTCATGTCCGCGGCGATTCCAGCGAGGTCGGGTGTGAAAGCCCGTCGCTGATAACCGCCATCGCAGTTCCCTCCCGTGGTCCGCAGGAAGAGATCTTGATTCAGATCAATCCCTGCAACTACGGTGATAATTGCGCAGTGGAAGTCGTATGTGAGCCAAGTGCGATTCTGCTTCGTCCGAGTCCAAAAGAATTCGACTCGAACGAAATATGGGAAAAGGCTTACCTTCGCGTCAGTGATGCCGCGGTATCGGAAGCTTCTCCCCAGGAAAAGGACTGCGGCTGTTCCAACGGCCGTAGCCCCTACCTGTACCTGGTTTAGTTAGTGACCGGACGTCTGGGCGTGAGCCCCCGTTCTGACAGAGTATCAGTTCGGAAATACTTCAAAGCAGCCCACTAGGAGCTCCAACATGGCCTTCAAACGTTACCGTACCGACAACAAACTTTTGCAGCGAGCGATCGTGATGCAGCGGTCTTATCCGGTTTCCTGTAGCAATCTAACGCTACAGCCCTGGTTTGACCAAGTGCCCACTTCGCCGAAGCTGTTTGGTGAGTATCGGATCACGGAAGATAACGTCACTGGAGATTACTACAAAAAACGAGCGTTGAGAGATTGGATTCCTCCCAACGAGTTCCAGTCGTATCACCTCGTTCGTGAGATGATTGGCGAAAGCCAGTTTACTATCACGGTAGATTCCCCCTACGTCTGTCCACCCGCTGTTAAGGGGTATACAGAAAGGAAGGGGAGCCACTTTGCTCTAGCCTGGAGCCTTGGCGTCAACGGGGATCTAACCGACCCCCTAGATTCCAAGGTTGCACAGGCACTAGTCAAGCAGACAGTAACGGAGTGTCTAGCCAAGCGCCAACAAGGAAAAGCGAATTATTTCGAGTCGCTCGCCGAGTTGGATCAAGCGTTTGGTAGCGTAACTGGACCCATCGAATCGCTACATCGGTTTCTTGATGAATTTACCAAGAGGCCGGCGCAGCGTAAGATTCTTCGATGGAGAAAGTTATACGGTAATAGGTATAAAGCCTATCGCGCGTACCCCAAGGTTAAGGGGAAGAAGCTACGTGAGTTTCTGAACCTCCTTTCGTCTGAGTGGTTAATATTCCGTTATGGAATCAGTCCGATAATATCGGACATCCAAGCTGCCATGAAGGCCCTCGAATCCGGTCACGAGCGGAAGCCGACCCTGCACAACAGCGTTGCGCAGAATGTCGTTACTCCAATTTCGATCAAGGATTTTGTATATCAAGACGCGAACACGCGCCTTCGGTATCGTCAGTCTGTGGTGCACGAGTATTCTGTACGTGCTACATGGACCGATATGTACCAGGCGACGATCTTCCAGGAACTGGGGTTAACTTTCCAGAACGTGGTAGCTCTACCGTGGGAACTCACACGGTTCAGTTTCGTCTTTGATTGGATTGCAAACGTAGGTGATCTTATCTACGCTAACATCCCGAGGGTAAACCTGGTTGCGTACGGGGGTAGTTACTTCATCAGGGACACGACGACCAAAGTATGGGCGCCGACCTTGATGGAGAATATCAACCCCAATTGGACGCTTTCAGGGACTAGCTCTGACATCGTCAGAGAGACGACGACGCGTAAGCGCCGTTACGTACAGTATGGTGATCAGCTCGGCTTCACGATCAAAAACGATTTCCGTTTCGATCATTGGCGCCGCGCTCTCGATGCTGTAGCGCTTGCACAGCAAGCGCTCAACAAGGTGGTGTTCTAAAACACACCACCCCATGCTGTAGCACGTGAGGGTTCGCCTTCATGGGCATTTCAATAACCGCAATTCAATAGGGAAATCTCCTTATGTCGTTGACAATCAATGCAAAAACCTACAATGCTGATTCATATCAGCAGAACGCTGTTGGCTACATCGGCCCGGCAAAAACCGTTAGCATCGCGGACGATGTCCGCCTGCTGCGTGTGGCGCCGAAACCGACGTCGGTCTTCAGTGGTGTAGGTCGCACAAGCGCGAAAATCACCAGAACCCACACCTTGACCGGAGCGCTAACCCCTACGGGGAACGCGATCCTGGACATCGGTGTGACTATTCCGGTTGGCATGGCCAGCGCTGACGTCGACACCCTGCTGAACGACATGGGGGCGTATCTTTCTTCCGCCTCCTTCAAGACCCACGTCAAGAACCAGCAAATCTCGTACTAACGTACGGGACTCTGCCTCTTGGAACAATCATGAAAACTGATTGGGTGGGCGCTATCGTGATCCTCGTGGTCACGATGACGGTCGTTCTCGCTGCTACATTCGTTGCAGCGAAACATATTATTGGAGCCCGCAATGGACCCCAACCTGTTTGCGAAGGTGCGACGCCTCAATAACAACTTGTCCGAGCTATCCTGGGAAACATTCAGGACGTTCGGCGAGACGTTGTTGAGTTCCATCGATCTCGATGAATCTAGAGTTCTACTTTCGCTCGTCAAGAGTGAACGGTGGGACGAAGTTATCGAGTACGCTGATTACCTTGCGTCGACAGAGTATCCGACGCCAACCAAGCATAGGTTGTGTAATCAGGTTGCAAGCATTTTTAGGAAGTACCCGTACCCCGCTGGTGTGGTTTCTTACGCACCAAGGGCGAAGGCGCTTGAGACGTTCATGGCAAGCGAGCATAAGTGCTCGCGCGTCAACAAACGTTTCCTCCTCTATAGAACTTTGAGGAGCCCCCACGAATCGGTCCTTAGCTTGGCCCGGTCGTGGATTGAGTACGTCTTAGGGGAACTTCATCTCCCTGACGTATTCGAAGCTTGCGATTTTGGAGCTGGCGCTAGTCTCGGTATTCACGGTAATGCAACCAACTCTGCTCGGAAACTTCTGAGCGAGAGATGGACTGTGACGCCGGGCGCTTATTACTATGCACGCAGTTTTATGAAGAACGACTGGCATATCCTCGAATCTCAGCTCGAGAGACGTGGTGAGTCAGCCGTTTGCGTTGACTTAGAGGGTTTTAATTCCTCTTTTGATCGACGCGCATGCATAGTAAACAACAACAAAATCTCGTTCGTGCCCAAAACAGCGAAGACAGATCGTACTATCGCTGTAGAGCCGTTGCTAAATGGGTACCTCCAGAAAGGTGTCGACGTATACTTGCGGAAACGCTTGTTACGCGTCGGCATTGATTTGGGGGATCAGGGGAGAAACCAGGAGCTTGCCCGCCAGGGCAGTCTTCATTGGCGCTCACCTGACGCGTGGACTACGTTGGACTTGTCTAGTGCTAGCGATAGCATTTCGACAGAGTTCTGCCGGTTCATGCTCCCTCCCGAGTGGTTTCGTCTGCTCGACGCCATTCGCTCACATGAGTATGAGCTTGACGGTGCCAAGTTTAGGTACCACAAGTTTGTAAGCATGGGTAACGGCTTCTGCTTTCCACTTGAGACTCTCTTGTTTGCCTCCCTTTGCCATGCAGCGGACGTTGTCTCCAATACCAGGGGTGGTTTCCTGGTGTATGGGGACGACATTCTTATCCGCAAGCCGGCATTCGCCACACTACTAAATTTGTTGAAAGTGTGTGGGTTCAAGGTGAACACGAAGAAGACCTTCTCAGAAGGCCCCTTTAGGGAGTCCTGTGGCGCAGATTGGTATGAAGGCG